TAGAAATATTTGATGACCAGTGCCAAATATGGTGGGATAAAAAAGGTTTAATAAATATAATTAAAGATATTATAGAAAATAATTTTGAAAAGAATTCTTCAACATTTAATATCTCAGTTAATTTTAAGATGAATATACAGAGTTTGATTGATAGACCTACAGAACTATTAAAATTAATAAATGAGTGTTTGAAACCAAAACAAAAAGAAAAACAAGAAAATGGTGAAGTATTTACACCAATGAATTTAGTAAATGAAATGTTAGACAATTTAGATAAACATTATATAAAATTACATAATAAAAGTATTTTTAATGAATTAAATTTTAAATGGTTTGATCCAGCAACAGGAATGTCTAATTTTCCAGTAGCAGTATATATGCGTCTTATGATTGGATTAAAAGACCAAATATCAGATGATTTACAAAGAAAAAAACATATAATTGAAAATATGTTATATATGAGTGAATTAAATAAAAAGAATGTATTTATTACAAAACAAATATTTAATCTAAATAATGAATACAATATGAAACTATATGAAGGTGATACATTAGAATTAAATATAGTAAAACAATGGAAAATATCATTTAAAAGTTTTGATGTAGTATTAGGTAATCCTCCATACAATAAAGGGGGAATTCGTTCTCACACAGGGAAACAACTTGGAGAGAAAAATGAAACTATATGGACAAAATTTATTGAGAAATCATTCAAAGAATGGTTGAAACCAAATGGATATTTAGTTTTTATAAATCCATTAAGTTGGTTGAAAAAATCACATTCATTACATGATGCTATGTTAGAAAAACATATTGTTTGGATGAAATTGTGGGATAATATTAAAAGTCTTGCAACTATAAATGGAAAAATACCAATATCACTATTTATATTACATAATAAATTAAATGTGGATAAGTATAAAACTGAAATTATAAGCGAAATACAAAGTAAAAAATTAATAACTTTGTCAGTTGAATATTTAAATAAAGATTATTCTGTTCCATTAGCATATCATAGTATATTTAATAAACTTGTAAATTTTATTGAAACTAAAAATCTTAAACTTGAATATAAAACAAAAACTGTTAAATCAACAGGAACAAAAATGAAGATCCCATCAAATTATAAAGTTGAAGATATGTGGGCTGTTGATACATATACAATTAAAGAAGGATTAATGGTTAAAAAAGCATCGGAAGAACATCCAGATAAAACTAAAAGAAAACTAATCATTGCAAATAAAGCGAGTTTTGTAGGTGCTTTTATTGATGAAGGAAAATTAAATTTAACTGGAAACCATAAATTTTATATCCTTGGTGATAAATTAGAATTATTTTTAAAAATGTTAAATTATAAGATATTAAATATTATAAGTCATTATACTAAATACGGACAAGACTTTTTAGATAACGAAGCATTTACATATATTCCAGATATTCGTAAATTAAATATTGATAATATTGAAGAGTTAGAATTTTATAAATTAATTGGATTAACTGATGAAGAAATAAAATTATTTAAAAATACGAAAGAACTTGTTAGTAATAATGAAGATAATTCTGATAGTGATACAGAAAATATTATAAAACCTAAAAAAACAATTAGAAAGAATAAAATTATCGAGGTAGATGATGAACCAATAGAAGTTAAACCTATAAAAACAGTTAGAAATAAAAAAATTATTGAGATAGATGATGAATCGATCCTTGAAATAAAAAAACCTAATAATAATATTATTAAAAAATCAATTATTCAACCAATTGATGAAATTCAAATAGATGTTCCAGTAATTGAAACTAAAAAACTTAATAAACAAAAAAGTAAAAACTTTATTAAAGATAAATTTATTTAGAGCGTACTAATTATAAATCAATTCTTATTCGATAAATCATATTTCAGTCTTTTTATGAGTTCAATAATATTAACATCATCTTTTTTATTTTTTAGTTCATTTTCAATAAATGCTATATCATCAATAATATTATGAGTATTTTCAGTAATATTAATTTTTTGTGTCAGTTTTTCTATTTCTTTTGTTCTTGTTTTATTCTTCTTGTATAATTCTTTTAATGTATTCATAATAGTATCTTTTTGTGGTTCTTTGATATGTTTAAAATTATCAAGAGGAAATGTTAATAAATATTTCTTAAATAATGTTGCTAATTCTTTTTCATTTCTAAAAAACAATACTAATTCCCAACTTTCTTTAAATGTTTGTAGATTATCATTGAACCATTTATCGTCTCTTTTTATTGTTATATTTCTTGAATTCTCAACCCGCCAATATAATATTGTGTCAAGAACATAATCAGGATGAGTTTTATCTAATTTATTTAATGTTTCAAATATCCATTCATCAATTTCTTTATTTGTCATATTAATTCTTGGTTGGTATATGAAACCAGCAAAATTATAAATTTTTTCTTCATAACTTAGCATATTATTTGACAATTGATTTTTTGGCATCAATTGTATTAACGCTCCTTTTTCCATTTTAGTCTCTATGCTTAACCATTGTGTTTGTTTATTAGTATCTTTCTCAAATTCTTGTCTATTTTTGTATTCAGTTATTGACATTTGCCAAAAATCACATTCATCTAACTCACAACATTGTAATTGTAATTGAACTTGAACCCAATAATAAGCAGGACATATACCTTTTTTAACATCTTTATATAGCACTGTTATTTTCTCACCGTGGACGCCATAAACTTCTGGTGCGTCTTTATCCATAATTATTTGTCTTCCAGATGGACATTTAATTTCTAACATTCTGCCAACATATTTTGTTTTATAACAATTTGCTGTTAAAAATTTAAATTTATCTTCTTGTTTTTTTATTAATTTTAATTCTTCTTCTAGTTCTTCCCAAGTTTTCCCACTTTTTGTCTTTAATTTATACTCAGATACAATGCCATCAGGACTTGCTCCCAAAAAGTTGTATTTAGGATGCTGACACAATCCAAATTCCATTACTTTAACATTCATTCTATATTCATAAATCATTGTTGCTACTTGTTCCAGTTTTTTACCGTGATAACACGATTGTGATGTTTCAAATGGTTTTCCGTGGACTTTCTTACTTATAAAACTATAATTAGTTTCATATGGGTTCATACCAACAATTGTTCCACCATCTGATGCTGTAATCATTGTATCTCTCATTTTAAACCATTCTTCACTTCTTTGGGCGGGATAATATTTTGACGCTAGATATCTATAAATTTTGCTCCTTTTTGTTTCTTCATCTTCCCAAACATCATCATTAATATTCTCATCATTAAAGTTATCTGTTCCAAATGGGGGTAATTTATTTAAATTAGTTTGGGGATTTGATATTTCTTTTTTTGGTTGTGTTTTCTCATAACTTGACAAATTACCGAAACCAGATTTTGTTGGTTTTTCAGGAACTGTCTCTAATTCTTGGACGGGTTGTTTTTTCTCATAACTTGACAAATTACCGAAACCAGATTTTGTTGGTTTTTTCTCAAAACTTGACAAATTACCAAAACCAGATTTTACTGACTTTTCAGGGACTATATCTTGTTTTGGTTGCTTTTTCTCAAAACTTAATTCAGGTTTTATTTCTTGTTTTTTCTCAGAATTTGGCATATCACTTAAAACTGATTTAGTTGGTGATTTCTCATAATCACGTTGAATAATATCAAATGTTTTTTCATCGTAGCGATTATTTGTGTCAAAATATATTTTTTTGCTATCTACATTAGCATATCTACAAATTAATTTAAGAGCAGTATCTTGATTGTATCTATTTTTAGAAACACTAGCAATATTCTCAGCAATAGTATGTAAATCATTAATGTCATAAGTTTGAGAACAATTATTTTTAAGATAGTCAGTAAGTGAAAAACTCATTTTGGAATAATTATAATAGTAAATTGTTAATATTATAATCTTAAATTATCAATTTTTTTAGTTCTGTATTTGGTATAAATATAGAATATTCTTGTTTGTTAGAACTATTAGTGTGTGTTATTGGTTTTTTGCCGGTTGAACTAGAATATGATGAGTAAGAATAACTTGATGATGATTGGTTAATAATTAAATTATTTAGTTTGTATTTAGTTGTGAGATATTTTTGTATTTGGTCTAATGCTGATTTACTAGGAAATAATATTTTAATCCCATCTTTTGTATATTTTATATTAGGTATAGGATTAAGTTTCTTTTGTTGGGATACACTCATTTTATATTATTATACTAGAAATTTTTGGTTTTTATATATTTAGACATAATACAAAATGAAAAATATACTATTTGTTGTTTTTAATTATAATTAACAATTCTTAACCTTCCCCAACATAATGACTAAAATATGTATTAAAGAAAATAAAAGAAAAATTATAATATTATAAAAAAATTTATGAAATTATTTCAGTTACTCGGATGAGGATGACGCAGATACCACAGAGGACGCATAGTGTGCTGGTTGGGCATCAGCACATACCATTGCCAACACACTAAGAGGATCGAGGGGTTCAACTTCAAGTACTACATGCGGTCGCTTAGCAGAACTCTCCACAATCTCACCATCCATTTTGCGCTTTGGATTGGGGTTGACATTAGCGTTAGCACTTAAATCCGGGGGGGGAAGTTCAAGCACTCGAATCAATGGGTTCTTTATCTCATTTTTGAGATTTAGTGCAAGAGAACATAGGATATACATATATATTCCAATCTCTTTTGAAAACGATTTTGGCACAAAAAATATTTTGAATCCTGTATGACCCTGACCCGGTATAAACTCAAACTGAGTAAAATATTGTTTTAAATACTGTTCTGAACCCATCAGTTTTTTTACATCTGGGTTGAATGTAAACACAAACGATTTTGGGCATCGCTCAGCAATCCTCAGTGCCAGATATTGCCCCAATCCGATGCTTTCGGTAATTATCGAAAATTGTGAAATATGTGCTGGAGGATACTTCTCCAAGGCATAATCAATGCCGATTCTCCACCAATCCGGAATAATCTTGCCATTTGAACCTACAACAAGTGTGCGGATTGAAAGAAAAACAATATCCTCCAACAGTTGTGAAAAAACACCAAAAAAACCTGCCATCGACTCAGCTGTGTGTGT